GGAGCTAAATAAATGTCTATGGTCGAAAACATGGAAAACGAAGAGTTCAACGGAACGACTATCGAAGTCGAAGAAGACAGCGAAGAGCAGTCTGGTTCTGAAACTGTTGTTGCTAGTGAAGAGCCTGATGAAACCCGAACAAAAGTTCGTAAAAAGTCAGAAGGCGACGATGAACTTGAGAATTACAGCGAAGGCGTACAGAAACGCATTAATCAGCTAACAGCCAAGCGTAAGGCTGCTTCTGAAGAAGCTGAAGCCGCAGTGCAGTATGCACAGCAAGTTCACCAAGAAAACCAGCAAATGAAAGCTCGTTTGCAGCAACTAGATCAGGGATACAGAGCCGAATATGAAGGCCGCGTAGTATCTCAGGAACAGCAAGCCAAACGCGCACTGACAGAAGCGCATGAAGCTGGCGACTATGAAAGAGTTGCAGAAGCTCAGTCTGCACTGTCACAAGTTGCTATTGAAAAAGAACGTATTCGTCTGCAAACAGCCAAGGCTCAAAGGGACGCACAGCAGCGAGAGCAGCAAGCTCAACAGCAGCAACAACAACAGCAGTACCAACAGCAACAGCCACAACGTCAGGCTGCTGACCCTAAGTTGGAAAAATGGCTTTCTAAAAACGATTGGTTTGAAAAAGACAACGTTATGAAAGCCGCTGCTACAGCGATACATAATCAAATCGTCAGTGATGAGGGCTTTGATCCTTCTACAGACGAATATTATGCAGAAATAGATAGGCGTATCCGTAAGGAAATGCCTCACAAGTTTCAGGCCAAACAACAAAACGCCCAAGTTGTTACGCCTGCGTCTGGTAACGGACGGTCTTTAAAGTCTGGGCGGAAAAGATCGGTGGAATTAACGCCGGGGCAGGTCGCATTTGCCAATAAGATGCGGATACCTCTTGATGTTTATGCGAAAGAGGTTGTGAAACTAGAAAGTAGGAGTGAGTAACATGGCAGCTAGGTCAGCGCGTGATTCAGAATCACGGGAAAACGCAGAGCGTGTTCAACAATGGCGACCCGGTTCAGCTTTGGATGCTCCAGAGCCACCTCTAGGTTTTAAACATAGATGGATTCGTGAATCTGTCATGGAATACGACGATAAGACTAACGTTCATAAGAAACGGCAAGAGGGATGGGAACTTGTTCGCGCTGAAGAGTATCCCGACTATGTTGGCCCCGTCATTGACGAAGGAAGAAACGCAGGCACCATTGGTGTTGGCGGATTAATTTTGGCCCGAATCCCTGTAGAATTAGTTGAGCAGCGGAATAACCACTTTAATACAGTGGCACAAAATCAAATGGACGCTGTTGACCGCGATTGGATGCGGGAAAACAACGCTCTTATGCCTAAACAGGCACCACAACGCAAAACTTCTGTGAGCTTTGGCTCTAGGGGTAAATAATTTAGGAGATTAACGATGGCGAATCAAGACGCTGCATTCGGCCTCCGTCCAGTAAAACGAATTGGGGGAACCCCGTTCACTGGTGGACAGAGCCGTTATCGTATCGCCAGCAACTACGGAACTGCAATTTTTCAAGGTGACATGGTTATGCAAGTAACTGGTGGAACAGTGGAAATTCACGCCGATGGCGGAACCGTACCTATTGTTGGTGTGTTTAATGGTTGCAAATATACGGACCCTACTACTGGGGAACAGGTATTTAGCAACTCATACCCTGCAAGCACTGCTGCTGCTGACATTATCGCTTTTATCATTGATGACCCTATGGTTGTTTTTGAAGTCCAATGTGATGCTGCATTCCCAGTAGCTGATTTGTTTGGCAACTTCGATATTGTCTATACTAGCGCAGGCAACACCAAAAGCGGTGTCGCAGGTTCTGAATTGAAAGTCACTGACGGTGGAACGGCTACTACTTTGCCGCTCAAAGTCATTGATATTTCTGAAGACCCAGAGAATAGCGATGTAAGCTCCGCAAATACCAATGTGTATTGCGTCATTGAAAACCATATATTCGGCGTCAAAGGCGCTGGGTTAGCGTAAGGAGCTAAACAATGGCTATTTCACGTTCACAGCTAGTCAAAGAACTAGAGCCGGGACTCAACGCGCTTTTCGGAATGGAATATAACCGTTACGATAATGAGCATGCTGAAATCTTCGACACAGAATCGTCAGATCGTGCGTTCGAAGAAGAAGTTATGCTGTCAGGTTTTGGGAATGCTCCCACAAAAACCGAAGGCGCAGGCGTATCGTTTGATGATGCTAACGAAGCGTACACCGCTCGTTACACACATGAAACGGTGGCACTGGCATTCGCTTTGACTGAAGAAGCGATTGAAGACAATCTGTATGATCGTCTTGGCGCTCGTTACACAAAAGCACTTGCCCGTTCTATGGCGCATTCTAAGCAGGTTAAGGCCGCTGCGGTTCTTAACAACGCTTTTAATTCGTCATTCACAGGTGGTGATGGTGTAGAACTTTGTTCAGCGGTTCACCCGTTGGCTCAAGGTGGTACATTCCGTAACGAACCATCCACTGCGGCTGACCTCAACGAAACTTCGCTTGAAAATGCTCTTATCGACATTTCAGGCTTCGTTGATGAACGGAATATGATTATTGCCCTTCGTGGCACTAAGCTGATTATTCCACCACAGCTTCAGTTCATTGCAGACCGTTTGCTGGAATCGACCTTGCGTCCCGGCACTGCTGACAATGACATTAACGCGATGAAAAACATGGGTATGGTCCCAGAGGGTTACACCATTAACCACTTCCTGACCGATACTGATGCTTTCTTCCTGAAGACTGACGCGCCAAACGGCTTCAAGCACTTTGAGCGTTCTCCCATGCGTACAAACATGGAAGCAGACTTCGACACAGGTAACATGCGCTTTAAAGCGCGTGAGCGTTATTCATTTGGTTTCTCGGACCCACGTTGCGTATTCGGTTCACCCGGCGCGTAACCCGAACAAATGTTTGGTTTTGATTGGGGGCGGTTTAACTGCCCCCTTTCTTTTTTTTGTTTATTGTGTATTGTTCCATTATCCCTGACAGCCACATAATGAGGCTGACACTAGCCTCGACAGGAGTATCACATGGCTAATACTACATTCTCAGGTCCAGTACGGTCCTTAAATGGTTTTGAAACTGTAAGCAAAAACGCGACTACTGGTGCAATTACAGTTACTAGCGGCGCAAAAATGGCGACAGAAGCCGCTGGCGGCGCTGGAATTGAAGGCACAGCCGCTGTGTACGTCACACAGGTAGAGCGTTTTAAAAGCGATACTGATACTAACGTTAATATCGTAAAAACTACAATTATGATTGACCTTACAGGTTTGGCATCTACTGCGGCAGATGACATTATAGGCAAGGCCGACTCTGGCGTTGCGTATATTGGTCGCGTTACTGCCGCAAACCAAGGCGTTGTTTTTGGCGTAAAAATGGAATGTTTTGAAACCCCTGCGGGTGGTGATCCAGACATTGATCTTTACTCAGCGACAGAAGGAACTGGTGTTGAAAATGGTGCCATTGGTGACTTGACCGAAACAATTATCATTAACGGCGGTGATGCAGCGGCGGGTACTAGAACCGCTGGTGGTACTATCGTGGCTGACCAATATTTGTATTTAGTCTCTGGCGATGCAACTAACGCTGTTTATACGGCAGGCAGATTGCTAATTACAATCCTTGGCTATGACGTTGCTTCTTGATTTAACATAAGGAGTAAATGAAATGGCTGATGCTGTAGCAACACAAATAATCATAGATGGCGACAGAAACGTTGTTCAGAAGTTTACCAATGTTTCTGATGGAACAGGTGAGTCAGCGGTTGTTAAAGTTGATGTAAGTGCTTTAGCCGCAAACTCACATGGCAGCGCCTGTACGGGCGTTGTTATTGAGGAAATTTGGTGGCAGTGCATTGGTATGAAGGTCCAAATACTTTGGAACGCAACTACAAATGTATTCTGCATTGAACTTGGCGAAAACCAAAGCGGCAACCATAATTACTCAACTTTTGGTGGTTTAACCAACAACGCTGGCAGTGGGGTAAATGGCGATGTACTATTTACAACTGTTGGTCATACTTCTGCTGACACATACACTATTATTCTGAAAATGAAAAAAGAGTATGGTTGATGGCTGACAAGCCTATAAAGCGAAATAAAAAAAATTACCGCCCCACTAAGTCTGGGGCGGGAATGACAAAGGCTGGCGTTGCTGCTCATAAAAGAGCAAATCCGGGTTCCAAGTTAAAAACAGCGGTTACTGGTAAAGTTAAAAAAGGTAGCAAAGACGCCAAGCGCAGGAAGTCTTATTGCGCTCGTTCGGCAGGACAAATGAAGAAGTTTCCGAAGGCGGCTAAAGACCCTAACAGTCGTTTGCGACAAGCTAGAAAGCGGTGGAAGTGTTAATGAAACAATTTATTGTCATTCTTTTTACTGCTGTTGTTACGGGAATTGGAGCTATTTCTTACAGTTGGGCCGCGTGGACAACTAAAACTTTAATTTCTGTGGATAAAAAAACAGAAGTTATAGCAACAGAAATATCTTACATAAAAAAGTACATGGAGCGGGATTATGGCTATATCCAGAGGTCAGATAAAACAGCAAGTGTCAAAGCCGCCGAGTAAAAAACCTACAGGCGTTGTATATCTTAGAAAAGGTGGCAAAGCGTCACCTAAATCTAAAGGCAGCAAAATCTGTCCTGCAGGGAAGGCTTGGGCGCAAAGAACTTTTGACACGTATCCATCGGCTTATGCTAATATGGCTGCATCTAAATACTGCAAAGACCCTAATTACGCAAAAGGCGCGAAGGGCAAAAAGAAAAAGAAGAAAGCATAATGGGTGCGCTGAAAGATTGGGTCAATCAGGATTGGGTTAGAATCGGTACTGACGGCTCTATCAAAGGTAAGTGTGGCACTTCTAAAGATAAGAAAAACCCTGATAGATGTTTGCCCCGTAGTAAAGCTCAAAGCCTTAGTAAAAAAGAACGGTCAGAAACAGCTAAAAAGAAAAAATCGGCTGGCAAGAAAGGCCAAACTGTGGTCGCCAACACTAAAAAAGCCAAAGTTCGTAACTTAGTAAATGGGGGTGAGGTGTTAGAAACAAAAGCAAAACGACCATTTAATGGTAAGAAAATACCGGGAACTATGGTTGCAAATGGTTGCGGTGTTGTCATGTCTGGTGGCAAAAATTCCAGAAGAAAACGTACCAAACTAACTTAGGAGAATACTATGGTTTGTAACTGGTGAGGGAGCGCCAGATTTTAAACCATCACAGCATATACATTATTCTAAATCTGACTTAGACTACACGCTAGATGTTAACAGGGTTTTCGACAACCTTTATAACGAGGAATAAAATGGCAGTATCAGGCTCAAAAGACTTTGAACTAGATGTAGCAGACTACATTGAAGAGGCTTTTGAGCGTTGTGGCTTAGAAGCTAGAACAGGATATGATTTAAAAACAGCTAAACGATCATTGAATTTGTTGTTTGCGGATTGGGCTAATCGTGGCCTAAACCAGTGGACTATTAAGCAACGTAATTTTACCGTGACAAGTGGTGATGGAGAAACCAATCTTGATGCAGACGTAATAGATATTTTATCCTTGGTTGTTCGTAGGGATGGAACTGACTATTCGCTTAGTAGAATTAGTAGAGACGCGTATCTTAGCATTCCGACGAAAACAACCACTGGTAGACCAACGCAGTTTTTTGTTGACAGGCAAATAACGCCTAATTTAAAAATATGGCCTTTGCCTGACAACAGTACAGATGTAATTGTATATGACGCTCTAACGCGAATAGATGATGCTGACACTTACGTTAATACCGTAGATATGCCTTTTAGATTTTATCCGTGTCTTGCAGCAGGATTGGCTTATTATATAGCTATGAAAAAAGCCCCAGAAAGGCTGCAAATACTAAAGCCAATATATGATGAGGAGATAAACAGGGCTATGGATGAAGACAGGGACAGAGCTTCGTTTAGAGTTGCGCCAGATTTAAGGAACTACAGATATGTCTAAATACGCTTCAAATAGAAATGCGTATGGCATATCTGATAGATCAGGATTTAGATACCGTTTGCGTAATATGCGTAAGGAATGGAACGGCTTGTTAGTTGGAAAAGATGAATGGGAACCTAAACATCCACAATTAGAGCCGATTAGAGGGCGTCCAGACCCACAAGCGTTAAGGAACCCAAGACCAGAACAAAACTTAGAACAACAACGAAACATACAATATGGCTTTAACCCTGTCGGCATGAGAAATGATTTTAATTTAACGCCAAATAATTTGGTTTCGACAGGTTCAGTCGGCAGCGTAACGGTGGTTACAACATGAGTTTTACATACGCACAATTAAAAACTGCAATACAGGATTATACCGAAAATACGGAAACGTCTTTCGTTACTAATCTTTCAGTGTTTATACGAACCGCCGAAGAGCGCATTCTAAAATCTGTTCAGCTAAGTCTATTTCGAAAAAATGTTTCAGGTATAGCGTCTAGTGGAAACAAGTTTCTTGGGATGCCAAGTGATTTTTTAGCGCCATATTCGTTAAGCCTAAGAACTGTTACGGACCCAATAACCAGTGGCAGTGATTACGGATTTGTAGAGTTTAAAGATGTTAGCTTTGTTCAAAGCTATACCTCCGATCCTGCTACAACAGGTGTGCCGAAATATTACGCTACGTTTGACGTCAGCAACTTTATCTTGGCACCAACACCAAACGTTGACTATACGGCAGAGCTTCACTACTTGTACCGCCCCGCAAGCCTTACGGCAGGATCAGACAGTGGTACAACATGGTTAAGTGAAAATGCAGAGTTAAGCCTTTTGTACGGTTCGTTAATAGAGGCGTACATCTTTATGAAAGGTGAGCAGGACGTTATGGCTATGTATGACAAGAGGTTTCAGGAGTCTTTGTCTGGTCTAAAGTTGTTGGGTGAGGCCAAAGAAACCACACAAGATTACCGTGTTGGTCAAGTTATTAGGCCGAAACAATGAACAACATGTCTTTTGGAGAGTTTAAGGTTGATGTTCAAACCACAAACAATCGTGGTGCAACTCCTGAAGAGGTGGCTCACCGTTGCGTAGGTAAGATCGTTGCGTTCTCTGAGGACGCGCACCCTGCGCTACGGGATCAGGCTATTGCTTATCGTGACAGCATAGAGAAGCTGCTGGTCATCTACATGAAACAGGCTATCCAAAGTGACCGTACTACGGTATATAATGCGATAAAAGAAGCGGGTCATCCTGATTTGGCCGAATATATAAGGAAAATGTAATGGCTTTTACGGGCAACTTCCTGTGTACTTCATTCAAAAAAGAATTAATGACAGCTACACATAATTTCACTGCGTC